CCGCCACCCGGCCAATTTGTGCTTCCAGTTGAAGAACCACCTTGACCGCCAATACCGCCACCTCCTCCTGAACCAGCAGAAGTACTAGTACAATCTCCACCTGCTCCCAAAAATCCACCACCACCCGCACCCGAAGCAGTGCTGGATGTGTTAGCGCCGCCTGCGCCGCCGTTGCCATAAGAACTGCCTGCCCCAGCGCCACCGCCTGCGGCACTTCCGGAGCCTGTTCCACCAGTCCCACCTGACGCTGTAAAAGCGCCACGCAATGCATTGTCAGCCGTCCCAGCGCCACCCGCTCCACCCGTACCTCCGCTAGCATTAGACCCACCCGTAGCGGAAAGAAGTGTGCCAAAGGATGAAGTCCCGGCTGGGTTGTTGCCTACAGTAATGGTTGGCAACAATTGACCGGGAATCACATCAATAATTGCTTCCGCATAACCGCCACCGCCGCCGCCTGCGCCACCTGTAGCACCGTTACCGCCACTTCCAAAAACACAAACTTTCATCTGGAAGACATTGAACGGGACTGTTTCGTTTGAAAAAGTTCCGTTTGTGATAAAAGTTTTGCACGACCTCCACTCTGGAGGTGCCACACGGGTTGCTTGATTTGGCGGCAACCCAAAGCCATACATTCCATTGTTCATTAGAAGTCACCTCCATAAGCAGTTACACGAACGCCTGTTTGCGCTACCGATGTGGTAGCACGCAGAGAATAGCCTGTTGGCAATGTCAAAGGCATGATGTTTGAATTGTTGTTGCTTGACAAAACAGCCGAAAACGCTGGTGCTGTTGTGCTTGAAGTGATTGCAATCACAGGCACTTGATTCCACAAGATGTAGTTTGTGCCATCGTAAACAAACAGGTTAATAAGACCCGCCACAGTGGTAGCCACGCCTTGAATATCAATGTAGTCAATGCGAGTACCAGAAGCACCAGCACTTACGATTGTTCCGACTGTTGAAGGTGCAGTCAGAGATGTGTCTGCTGTTGTTAGAGTTGCCGACCCGAACTTGGGGGTCGATGCATATTGTGCCGAGGTTGACATAGTTGCTCCTTAAATTAAGGCAATTGAAAAAGAATTCATCGTTGGCGCGGCGGACACACCTTGATACTGCGTTACAAAGCCCTGTGCGCCACCAGTGACTGTTGTCCATGTTGGAGCCGCCGCACTGCCATTTGACGTTAGCAATTGACCAGAAGTACCGTATGCGGGTGTAGAACCTACGCCCACAGCACCAGTCGTTGCTAATGTGACCGATGGGGTTGAACCATTGACCTGAAGTTGTAGAACACCAGTGGTGTCTCCGCTTGAGACTAGCGCTGTTCCAGTTGTGGTTCCTGCTGATACTGTACTCATGTTTTACTCCAGTGCGTTAATTTTTGCTGTCAGAGTCTGCAACTCGGCAAGCAGTTGTTCTTTTGTCGGAGTGGCTGGCGCAGTGGGTGGCGCGTATGCCGCTTCTTCAGCGTCTCTTGCCGCCTCTTCTTCTGCGGTGAACGGCACTGGGCCTTCCGCTGTCATGTGATGTCTAGACATGGTTATGTAATCCCGTAAAGTTTGAATGTTCCAGTAGTTAAATTGCCTGAAGAAGCAATAAAACGAATTCCATTTAACGCAGATGTAGATTCGTTAATTCCCGCAACCATACCTGTATATGGTGTGCCAATCCCTGCGTTCCAGCCATTGACCAAACCCATAAAAGATTTTCTAATTCCAGACCCTAACGGGTTTGGTACTGTTATTGTGCCACTCCCGTAATAAACAGAACCGCTAAGTTGATTTGTCAAAATAGCGCCTGCCGTTGTTGTGCTTGCATTACTTGCGCCCGTACCATATCCATATAAAGAAGTATTTTCCCAAGTTGTTGCTGTAGAAAAAGCGTCTGATGTAAATTGAATTATTAAATCAACTGATGTCCCAGATGATGGTCTAAAGTTATAAAAAATTATTTGGAAAGATGTATATGCCCCAGAAAGAGCAATATCTATTGTTGCCGAACCACTCGCAGTAGTTGTGCTAATAAAGGTCATAGCACCAGAACTCGGAGTTACCCAACTTGGCGCACCAGCACCGTTTGTCTGCAACACCTGACCGCTAGTACCAACCGCAAGCATTTGAGTTGTACCACTTGCTGACTGGTAAGGGATAGTTCCGTTAGAGCCACCAGCTAAGTTAGTCGCTGTAGCCGCAGTCCCGCTTGCTGACGTAATAACCGTACCACTTGTTGCAGGCAAAGTCAGAATTGTAGAACCAGCAACGGATGGCGCTTCTAGGGTTACCGATCCTGATGTGTCGCCTGAGATTACTAATGAACTCATGTTTTTTCCTTAAATTACGACCCAGCGCTGACCGCTGGTAACGGTCACGCTTTGACCAGAAGCCACGGTGACAGGGCCAACCGACATTGCGTTGAACCCACTTGCTACCGTATAGCTTGCTGACACTGTCGTATTATTTACGAAAATGCCGTTGGACGCTACTAGCTCAGAAGCCTGAAACTCGCCAGTGGACGGCTTATATAGCAGTTTTGCGTTTGACGTAAACAGTGTTGAAGCCGACCCAGACGTAGCATTTGCAAACAGTGGGAAGACGTCTGTGGCTGTGCTGGTGTCGTTGCTTAAAGCCGCACCGCCAACAGAAGCCCACGCAGTGCCGTTGTAGCCCTCAAACTCCGTTGTCGTGGTATTGAATCGAAACATTCCGCTTACTGGGGTTGGTCTTTGACCAGTCGTTCCCTTGCTAATGCTTAAAGCACCAGTTGATGTAAACGAGGAATCAGAAGATGCTGTAAACCCAGTTGTACCTAAAACTGTACCGTTCCAAGTTAGGTTAGCTGAAGCACCAAACACACCGCTGTTGTTAAACTGTATCTGCGTGTTGGATCCAGCAACAATACCAGTACCTCCTGCGCCTGCCAAAAGCGTAACCGTTCCAGCATTGTTCTTGTAGTACAGCTTGCCGTCAGTAATGTTGATCGCCAACTCGCCATTAGCAAGATTGCCAGAAGTCGGCACAGCCGCCGCTGTAGTGCTGTGGTACAGCAATATTGGGGTAAAGCCTGAAGCCGCCATTAGAATGTTCCTCCTGAGATGCCGCCAACTGCGGTGAATGCGCCTGTACCATTTAAACTTGCTATTTCGGTTGTAGCCCCATACCATTTAAACTTAAATGAAGCATTATTTTCTGGAACGCTAGACCACATTGTTGCGGCGTCAATACCTATAGCGTAATCAGCTACGCTACCGCTTAGTGAAGGATATAGCAATAATTTAGTACCAGCGCTTCTTGTGGTAAATGCTGGCGCTCCTGTGCCTTGTGTGTTCCATTCAACACGATTGCTAGTCCCGCCATTTAAATAAATTTGACCAGCGCCATCTGTTGGGCTTCCAGTTCCTGTCGTGGTAACTGTACTTGCTCGAACTGTTGATACAGTAGATGATCCAATTGCAGTGCCATCAATCGTTCCGCCAGTTATAGCTACTGAGTTGGCATTTTGTGACGCCATTGAACCCAAACCAGTAATCGCTGTGCTTGGAATTGTGGTAGACGCAGTAACCGCTGATGTGCCGTTACCAAACAAGTAACCTGCCAGTGTTGTAGCACCTGTACCGCCGTTAGCGACTGGAAGTGGAGTTCCTGAATAAGTGACAGCCAATGTGCCACTTACAGTAATTGGGTTGCCAGACACAGACAAGAACGAAGGAACACTCATGTCCACGCTTGTCACCGTACCACCAGCAGACGGTGTAGCAGAGATCGTGATCCCGCCAGAAGTATTTGAGATGCTGACGTTCGTACCAGCGGTTAGGTTTGCTAAGGTGTAACCTGTACCGTTACCGATAGCCAATTGACCATTCGTGGGAGTTGCTGTTAGACCTGTACCGCCATAACCAATACCGATAGCTGTGCCGTTCCATGTACCTGCTGTCAACGTACCTACACCTGTGATACCAGTATAGGAACCGCTCAAACGACCCGTAGGAAGCGTTCCAGAGGTGATGTTGGATGCGTTGGTAGTGTCAGTCGTTGCGGAAGCCGCAAGACCTGATACAGCGCCAGCGGCAATTGCAATTGACGTATTGGTAACCGATGTCAGTTGACCTTGGGCGTTTACAGCAAGAACTGGAACTTGTGAGGCTGAACCATAGGTAGCCGCTGTTACGCCTGTGTTAGCAATATTGAACGTGTATGAAGGCGACTCACTCAGACCTGTACCAGCGGTATAGGTTAAAGGCGCACCAAACTGAGCAAAGACAATTGCAGTTGTACCTACAGTAATAGGAAGCGGTGTTTGCTGTACCCAAGACGTATTGGCTAGTGTTGCCCCTGCTGTGATCAGGAAGAAGTCACCAGCATCAATTTTATCTACGCCTGAGCCTGCGGTATCAAAGTCTGAGGCGCGAGTCAAGATGTAAGGAGCGCCAGCAGAACCAGTCTGTGTAACCGTGTACACACCGTTATTTGCCTGCGTAACTTCGTTCTTGACCAAGATACGATTGCCAACAACAACAGCTACGCTATCAACGCTCAAAGCACCATTTGCATTTGCAGTTAAAGTTGCGCCAACACCAGAAGCTCCGTTGTTGTACGTATTTGCCGCTAGTGCTGTAGTCGTTGCTAAACGGCAAGATTGGTGGAAGTTAATACCTGAAGCAATTGCGTCAGCGTATTCTTTGTTGACAATGTCAGTATTGTTTGTAGGAGCAGTAGAGATTGTTCCTGTGGTCATCGCCACAGAAGTAAATGTACCCGCCGCCGCAGTTCCAGCTCCAATAGTCGTGCTGTTAATTGTGCTACCAGTGATAGTTGCTCCAGCAACTGTTCCACCTGTAATTGCAACCGCAGAAGCATTCTGCGTGGACATAGTGCCCAAACCAGTGATGTCTGTGTTTGGAATAGTCGCGCTGGCAGTCATTGCGGCTGTGCCAGCACCCTTGACATAACCAGTCAAAGTACTTGCGCCAGTACCGCCGTTGGTTACATTCAATACGCCGCCAAGGGTTACAACTCCACCAGTAGGGGTAGAGGGCGTAAAACCTGTGGATCCAGCGCTGAAAGTTGAAACACCACCAGCCAAGCTGAATGAATTCCAAGCTCCGTTGGCGTAACCCTCAAAGACTTGAGAGTCGGTGTTGTATCGGATCTGACCTGAAGATCCTGCTGGAGTTTGGGCTGTTGTGCCGTTAGGGACGACGACGCCCCCAGTGCCCGGCAACACCGCGTTGGAGGCTATGGCAAAGGTTGGGTTACCTGAAGCACCATCACCATTTGTAATCGTAATTTGATTTGCTGTTCCAGTCAGGTCACGACCAGCAACAGAAGTACCACCGCTGACCAACGCCAGCATTCCAGTACCAGACAGATTAGCTACAGCCGCCGCTACGCCCGTTAATTGAAGCGTTGGGTCAGCACCAGAACCGTCACCGTTGGATACGCTTAGACCCGTTCCTGACGTGGCTATAGATCGATTCACCAGCGTACCAGCACCGTTTTTAACAACAATACCGCCACCAAGTGGGTTTAATTGAGAAACAGCACCAGTTAATCCAATTTGATAGAAAGACTGAGCACCACCATCTGTTAACGTAATACCTGTATTGGTAGACAGGTAACGACTGTTCGTCAGTGTTGGCTCTTGATTCTTTGTTAAGAATGTTGCCGTCAGTGTAGGAGACGCCGCAATAGCGCCTGTTGTGGTTCGTACGGTTTGACCATTCTGAACGATAGGGACAGATTCTGTACCAGTAATCGCACCAGCGGCAGGTAATTGTGTGATCGTTACTTGTGCGGACATATTATGGGCTCAGTTGGTCAAGGTTACCGTTGTTCTCAGGCGTCTGAGTATTACCTTCGGTCGAGATGATGAAGCTACCACCAGTGATACCGTTTTGAGTTGTGACAATGTTGTTGTCATTGGCGGCAACGCTCACGTCAGGACGTGGGAATCTGATCGTTATTCTCTCAGTTTTTCGGGCTGGCAAACGGTATGGATCTTTTTCATCGGCACAACCCTGACCGCATACCTGCAAACCGGGAAAATTTGGGTCTGGTCTCATCTCGGCGTGGGCACGTTTCATTTTACATCTGTCACAAATTGCAATCGATAAAGTTGCCATTCCTCTGGTGTCAAGAAACACAGGCATGATGCACCTCCAGATTGCTTTTTGTCAAATTTTCTTTAGCTGTTATGACCTGCAAATTCCAAGGAACATGAAATCCTGAAACCATTTCTCCGCGCAAAGGAATAATGTGATCCACATGATAATCAAGACCGACAAAACGCAACGCAGAGCAATATTTGTAAATGCATTGCAACTCGAACAATTGAGCGTCATTCAGCCATGATGGCGTTCTATGAGCTTTAGAAGCGCGTCTCCTGACGACACGTTCGCGTTCTACGTGAGGATTTGCATCCCTCCACTTTTTTGTTCTTGCATTGAACTTTTCCAAGTTCTTGGCTTGATGTCTCTTGTCCTTGAGTGCTTTCTTTTCTGGGTTCTCTTTGGCCCAGAGTCTTCGCTTTTCTCGCGTACAAGCACAACAAGACCTATCAGACTTTAATCTCTCATCAATGTGACCTTTTGAGCAAGGCTTACCCGTGAAATACCGAACTAATCCGGCATCTCTTGCTTGCTGTAGCGTCACTATTGGCTTCATCTTGTGTAAACTGAAATATTCGGGCTGAAGTAGATAGGAGACTTGTCTCTCTCTTCTTGCTCAACCATGTTCAGGTACTTCTCAGCCTGACCTTCGAGATATTGGATGCGCGCCATGTCGACCCCGGGGAGCTCTAGGCTCATCCTGTGCGCCAGCATCATCAACGTCGCCTCGTACCACCGCGTTGGGATGTACAGCTCGTCAGTTAAGGCGCCAACGTCCATGATCTGTTTGCTGTACCACACAGTGATTTGCACGAATGGGTCACTGGGGACAGGCCACAAGTACAGCGAGGGCAAGGGAATCGTGCGATCAAACCAGAATTGGAAGGGTTGGTTCGCTGTAAAGTTTTTGTTTGGCAGGTTGGTGTAGTCATCGCGGTTTAGGCGAGACATTGTGATCTCGGTGGAATTATTTCCAACGTAGAACTCACGCAAAGCCAAGGTCGTACCACCAGAGGCGCGAACGCGGTAGTACTGGACGGCTTGCCCCGGGTTTATGTCCGTCCAAATCCACTTGTTATCCGTCACAGAGACGGTTCCAAGGCTCTCCAAGGTCGACCAAGTGCTGTTGTCTGTTGAATACTCGAGCGTCAGCGTCCACGTAGCGCTACCACCACCTGCCACATAGGGCAAGATACCGATGGAGCCAGCATAAATCTCTTGATTTGTACCAAAATTGGCTGAAATGTTCCCGTTTGAGCTGGTTTGCAGGCAGAACGTGTCCACGTCATTGTCACCCACGTTAGCCACAGTACCCCCTGCTGAGCTTGTGTAGCTACAAGAAGGGCGGCTCATGGTGCGATAGAGCACGTTTAGAGCGTCGTTTGCACCAG